TCTTGAGTGGCCGGTGAGCCGATAGTTGTCTCAGTTCCAAAGTGAAATAAGTGTCTATCTCTATCTGAAACCAATGTAAATCTACTGGCTGTAGGATTGTTTGTAGTTGCAAAACTACTTGTAGATAGAGAGGCTCTAATCGTTCTAGCGTTTGATGCACCTGCATTCCATGTAAAAGTTTTACCATCAAATATAGTTGCAACTAAAACTTGACCAAAGTTATCTAGGCTCCAGTTTCCTGGATCCAGTACCACAGAACTTGTTGATCGTTCTGTGCCCCATGTTTCAACGTTCCATGTAGATGTGCCCCAACCATAACCCGTTGTCTGAGTGGTTGGTCCAACTATAACATAAGGGTTAACAGTAACAGCACCTGCTGCTGTCATACCAGACCCTGACTCAACTGTTGCTGCTTGAACAGTAAACTTATCTACGTCAGGTACAGTTAAAATTTCATATACTTTTTGTAAGTCTGCAGCTGTATAACCACTAGCTCCGGTTACAGTTACTGCAGATAAGGTTACATATCTTCCAACTAGTAATCCATGCGATCCTTTATTTATAGTTATAGTGCTAGATCCGTTGGTTGTTGTTAAAGTTCCACCTGTGATTGCGGTATCTAAAGGTGTAATATCGTAAAAGTCATTACCGTAATATAAAAATAAACCTTGTGATGTTCCAATAGCTGCATATTTTTCACCTGCAAAACTAGAGAATGCAACTTGTGCTCTACCCGCGCCAGGTAAAGATTTACCACCAGCTGTTAATTGTAACCAGCCGCCTATTTTTTCTGGTAAACCATATCTAAATCTAACAAAATCACCGTCTGTCCATTGGCCTTCGGCCCCTGATTCTGTATCTTGCTTATTAAAACCGGGCTTGAAATTTAATTTTTGTAGCATATAGTAGCTTATATATCAGTTTTTATTAGAATGAAAGTATCAATATAATGGACCATTTAGAGGCTGTCGTCGAGATTAAAAACATAGTTAATCCTAACTTTGTTAAAAGAATTGTAGATTTAGCTAATAATAAATGTTTAGAAAATTTAAAAATAATGGGTAATGGTAAAAAAAAATTTACACTAGATACAAGTGTAAGAAATGTAAAAGGATATTCTTTAAATTTTGACACACCTACAAAATTATTTTATTGGAACTACATAAAACAAGAAATAGAAAGATTATATTTTTATTATAAATCTAAATTTCCTTTAATGAAAAGTAATAAAATAAATCAAATTGATGTATTAAAATATAGTATTGGAGGAAAATATGAACCTCATACAGATCATTACACTATATCAAATAGACATTTAAGTGTTATAATAAATTTAAATGATAACTACGAAGGTGGGGATTTAATTTTTACAGATCAAAAATTAAAAGAAGTAAAAAGATTAAAATTAGGTCAAGGATCTATTGTATTTTTTCCAAGTAATTTTATGTACCCACATAGTATTCAACCTATTACGAAAGGTACAAGATATAGTATAGTTGCATGGCTACAGTAAATTTTAAAATAATAAAAAATTTTTTAAAAAAAGAAGAGTTAGAGATCTTACAAAAATATTGTTATAATAAATTAGATGAAAATAAAGATTATCAAATAGACCCTCAGTCTTTTTCACCTTCATGGTATAAAGATCCACTTATGACCTCCTTATTAGATATAAAATTACCCATGGTAGAAAAAGAATCTAATTTAAAATTAATTCCTACTTATGCTTACTGGAGATACTATATATGTGGAGCTACTTTAAATAAACATTTAGACAGACCTGCATGTGAAGTTTCAATAACTAGTTGTATAAAAAAATACGATAACTGGCCTTTAGTAATAAAAAATAAAACTATTGAATTAAATGAAGGAGATGCTTTATTGTATGATGGATACAATCAAAAACATGGTAGACCAGGTGTATATAAAGGCGATGGAATGGCTCAAGTTTTTTTACATTATGTTAATAAAAACGGTCCTAATCAAAATGAGGCGTATGATAAATGATTAGTATTTGTGATAAAAATTATAAATTAGGTGAACAAAGAAATAGTATAAGTGTTTCTTATTTAAGATGTGTTAATATTATATTTGGACACTATCCTTATCCAGATGTCGTTAATAATTTAATTATTAATATTAAAAATAATTTAAGTACGGATATGGATAATTATACAAATGTAAAAGGAGGGATGACAACATGGAATCATTTTGTAGACAATCCTCTTTTTAATAATTTCATGGCTTATTTAATTAATAAACATCAGGTAACTCATGCTAATATATTTGAATATTTTTATGAAAAATATTATATTGAAAACGCTTGGGGAAATGAAATAAAGAAAAATGATTATCTTAAATACCACACTCATCCATGTCTTCACGGTATTTTATATTTAACAAAAGGATCAGATTTAATTTTACCTGAATTAAATTTAAAAATAACCCCAGAACCAGGGGATTATTATATATTTCCTAGCGAAATTTTACATGGTTTTGATAGATCTCAAGATGAAAAAAATAGATATTCTTTAATATTTAATTTAGAACCAAGAGATGAAAAATTTGATTTTGATAAAAAATTGGAAAAATTAAATGGAAGATAAAACAGTTAATATAAATAATTTTATTGGAGTGTATGATAATTATATTACTTTAGAAGAATGTAATAGAGCAATACGCTTATATGAAGAGCAAAATAAATTTGACCACACTGTTAACAGAATTGGTGGACAAAATAGATCAATAATTGAAATGCAAGATCAACAATTTTTTGCAGGTGCAGGAAATGTAGATGTTTGGTGGAAAAACTTAAAACCCATGATAGCAAATTTTGATTTAGCCTGGAATCATTATATAAAAAACACAGGAGCTGATGAGGCTTATGGAGGTAATTTTCATTATACTTCTTTAAAAATTCAAAAAACACTACCTACAGAAGGTTATCATGTTTGGCATATAGAACACGGTCCAGGGTTTGAAAATGAACCAAGAGCTTTTGTTTTTTCTATATATTTAAATGATGTTGAAGAAGGTGGAGAGACAGAATTTTTACATTTTTCAAAAAGAGTAAAGCCTAAAACAGGTAGAATAGTTATTTGGCCTTCAGGTTTTCCTTATTTACACAGAGGTAATTCACCTTTGTCAGGTGAAAAATATATTTTAACTTCTTGGATGATGTTACGGTAAGTATGAAAACACATTTAATACATAATGTTGTTTCAGATAAGGAACTATTTTTTATTTATAGAGAATTAATTAGTAGTCCGGCTTGGCGTGTATCTGGAATAAGTGAACCATTAGAATATAATTCTAATAAACAATTTTCACATTCACCATTATATATGGTAAAATCAGCGGAAGGAAAAATAGAAAATTATCCACTATATTTATATGTAAGTACTTTAGTTTTTAGAATGGCAGAAATTTTTAAAAATAAAAATATTGGTATGCATACTAAAATTAAAAGAAGTTGGTTTAATATAACTTACAGTGATTCTGAAAATCATTGGTTACATCAAGACGATGAGAATCAAAAATTTCAAACGGTTTTAATGTTTATGACCCCTATATGGCAAGATTCATGGGAGGGATCTTTTTATGTTGATGGAGAAAAGTTTGAATTTAAACCTGGTAGTGCATTATTATTTAATTCACAAGAATTTCATACTGGAAAAAAACCTACAGACAAAACTCATAATTGGATGAGAATGACTTTAAATATTATGTTGGAGCCTTAAGAAGAATAAGAGGTAGGTCTTGCACCTAATCTAGATATTTTATCTTCTGAGCTTTCACCATCAACATTGTCATTGTCCCAATTAGATTGTAATTGAGTTAGGTGAGCTGAATCCCATCTAGTAATAAAGTCTTGAAAATCTCCTAAATTAGCATTATCCCAACTTGAATGAGGAGTTGCATCTCTGTATTCTACTTGATCATTAACATTTGAAGTTGCGTATTGAATGGCCCAAATATTAGACCATTTTGCTAACCCCCAAAAATCATCATCATTAATTATATATCCAGTGCCACTTTCTGATCCACTATTTTTTAAAACTAGTTTATCATCAAATACTACTGTCCATGTTCCATTTGTTGCCATAATTTCTCCTAAGTCTTAATTATATAAACCACTGTTAAAAAAGGTTGAACAACTGAAGTTGCGTCTCCACTAAAAGTAGCACTCATATTATGATTGTGCCCTTGACCAGAACCCGTATTTGCTGTGGTAGCATTACTATTACTTGTAATTGCAGGATTTTTAAAACCTACCATACCTGTTTGAAATCCAGGTGCTGTAAGTTGAGGTACACTGTGAGAGTGTGATGCTAACTGTGCTGTTGATAAAGTTGCATTAGCTGTTGAACCACCAACGTTTCCAGTCGAAGCTACCGTATTTGCTCCACCAGTTGAAGCTAAAGCTTGTGTTCCAGATTTACTTATAGCTACTTTTTCTTGTAAGTCGGGTACAAGAAAAGTTGATGAACCATCACCAGCTCCATAAGTTGTACCTACAATTGCAAATAAAGCAGAGTATGTAGATCTTGAAACTGCTTGACCATTACATTCTAAGAAACCTGTTGGTATTGATGAGGCAGACCACGGCACAATAGTAGCAGTAGGAATTCCTTCGATACCTGTAAGATCGGAACCTGAAAAATTGTATTTTGTTGCTTCGTAATTTGCCATATTCTATTTCTCCTTGTATGTCCAACCTGTTGTAGCATCTCCTGAAAATACTAAACAGAAACCGGCACCTTGAGTGTTTACCACTAAATCTGCTGCTGCATTAGCTATATTAGAACTGTTTCTACCAACAGTCAATGCGTTAGTATCAAAATCGTATCCTTGGTCTACAAATGAAACCTCATCTCCTGTAGCAGGGGATGCAGGCAGTGTAATTGTTACTGCTCCACCATTTGTATTTACTAAAAGTTGAGCGCCAGCTTGAACTGTTTCTGCCGCTGATACTGCTCTCCAATTTCTTTGCTCAGATAATTTTACTACATTAGTTCCATCAGAATATAATACATAATTATTTCCTTCACATAAAAGAAC